TCCTTGATTTCAATGTTCTTAACTGGGAGAAGTTGTTCTTCTACACTTTTGAGTGCGTCAATCTTCTCATTGATTTTGTTATTTTCATCCAATAACTTTTGTGCGTCCTCAACGACACCATCTTCTGCTTGGAGGATTTCTTTGGCCTTCGCAGCATTTTCTTTTTTGAGGACTTCGAGTTCTTCGATTGTCATATATTTATCCTCTATAATAAATCTAACATTGCTCTTTTTAACAATGCTTGTTTGATGTTATCTTCTTGTGCATTAGATAACATTTCCATTGATTTTGCTGGCATTTCATCTACATCTCGTAAATGAGACCATACAATCCCAGCCAAAGCCTTTGACTGGTTATTGGAATAACCTACATCTCGTAAGCGTCTTTCCAAATCTCTAATGCTTTCAGGTTTATTTCCAGAAAGCATTTTAAGCATAGCCATTTCTTCTTCTACGCTGTCATATAACTTTTCAACAGCAACTTTGGCTCTGCTATTAAAACCATCAAGAAGTGCGTAAACATAACTAATATCTTTACCTTCTTCTAACACGGCATATAAACCGCTACACATCTTTTCAAATAAATAATGAACAGCATCAGATACTAAATCTTTTTCATAACCATCAAAAACAGTATCTGCAACACCTTCTGGGGCTACATCTAACTCCACAAGACCTTCAACCATATCTTCTACTTCTTCATCATATTCTTTTTCTTCTGGTCTTTTTGGAACATACTCGCCCATTTCATTATAATATTCTTTAACAAAATCTGATAAACATTTAGCAACCATATTTCTACTTTCAGCAGGTGTAGGAGTTAATGAGATTTCAGCAATAGGCCAAGATTTTATTTCAAAACTCTTACCTTGCTTTTCTCTGCTAACTAAATGAGAAGCACTACCTGAAAACCAAATACCTTTATCATCAAGAGTACCAACACCACTTCCAATAACATAAGATTTAATATTTTTATCTTGTCCGTGGTGGTAGTAAAGGTTCATTTTAAACTGCTCGCCCTTTTTTAGAGGTCTACCAAAATCAGTATTAGCAGTAAAATAATCGCTTTCTAAATCAGTATCAACAGGAGAACCAAATCTAATAGCATAACCTTTAACTTTGCCATCTACTGCTTTGATTTCTGAACCAAATAAATACAATGTTTCTTCCATATTATATTTTTACCTTATGTCTCTCAATGGTTTTATATAGGTTGTTGGTCCCCAATCAGCATCTTGTTTTATGTCTACAAAACTTCTCAAAGGCATACCATCTTTATATAGATTATATCTTTCTGGACCTAATACTCGCTTCTTTTGTTTTTCAGATAACTTATTAAATAAATCATTTGCTGTTGGGATTTTATCGGATACATCTTCAATAGTAGCATCGCCAGTTATTTCAGCCCAAGTTTTAGTTTTAGGAACAATAATACAGCGACAGTTTGGATGTGTTGGTAATATTTGATTGAGCGTATAAACAGTTCCGTGTAATGCAAAACAAGCAGGACAGGTTCTACTATCTCCTGTTGCTAATCTTACATAACCACTAATAAGGTCAGTATTTTTACCATAGTTTTCTACTGTTGCTGCCCTTGATGCTCTATGACTTTCTGTTCTTGCGATTGTATTTGCTCTATAAAGTGGCATAGATGTATTTTTTCTTATTTCTCTTGCTATTTTTAATGGATTTTGTCCTTGTAAGATACCATTAGAAAGAGTATTTGTTATATCTGTACCATAATCAACAACAATCTTTTGAAATAAATCATTTAGAGGGCTACCATTAGAAGAAAAACCTACAAACTGTTCCATAGCACCAGCATCAATAACATTTATTTCATATGTAAATCCTGCTGGTGGTTTTCCTAATGATGCTTGTAAGTTATCTTTACTGTATTCTGTGCCAACTTTAACACTTTCTTTTTGTAAATCTTTTGTTATTTCAATAGCATCTCGGTTAAAGGCTTCTATTTTATTTTCGATAGCATTTAGTTTCTTCTCATAAAAACTTTGCATTTCTTGATAAATCTCTACATCAGGTCTACCATCTGCTATCATTTTATTTATTTGTATTTCTAAACGATTTAAGTCATTCAATACAGAGGAAAAAGAAGCAGTGTAAGCCCTTTGCATTTGCTTCATTGCTTTATCTTCTAATATTCTCAATCGCTTTTTGTATCTATTGGCAACTGTATATAATCTTGCCATTTTTAGTCCTCTGGTTCGTATGGTACTATGTTCTTGCCTTCATCCATCAATCTATTTCTGATTTTAGTTGACCAAGAAAATCCAGCATCTCCACCCCACAAATCCCACGCTACTTTGCCTGGACTTGGAAATCCTTCTTCTCCACTATTAAAACCTTGTGCTTCTTTATCTACTTCGTGGCGGGAAAAGAAACTATACATTCTCAAAATAGTTTCTTCTGATAAGTTTTCTCCATTTACGATTTGATTGGCTCTTGCTAAACCAACTCTTGTTCCGCCATCATATCCTTCTTCTTTCCATTTGAGCGCTCTTTTTGCGGCTTCTTTCATTCCATCAGTTGGAAAATATTTAAAACTAATAGATTTTCCATAAGAAGGAGTTTCAATAGGTGTATTTAAAATCTCTTCTGCAATACTTTTAGCAACTTCTGGGGATAAAGATACACTATTAAAATACATATCTTCATCTTCTGGTGTTGGTTCGAGGCTAATCATTCTTTTTGCTTCTGCTCTACTAATAACACCTTTTTCATATAATAATGCTGCCCTATCAGAGTTAGCATAAACATCTTCTGCTAATGCTCTTACTTCGCTAACATTATAATCTACATAATCTCCTATTTTTGGATTAAAATCAGGAAGAAGCATAATAGATAAGATTTCGCAAAGACTATCTAAAAGAGGCAACATACCATCAGTCCAAGCAGCAGATTGTGCTTGTTCATAGTTTGAGTATGTAGAGTTTTCTAATCCAGCATTTAAACCAAGACACATAGCATTTAAACCTAATGCTGCTGGTATTCTTGTTTCAGGCAATCTTCTTATTTCAGCAAGATTTAACTCATTTGGAGAGAAGGATACTCTTTCCATTTTATAAGCACCAGATAATACAGCAATACCACCAGCATTATCAGACGCAAAATCTTCTCTCAATCTTTTCTTTATTGTTTTAGCATCATCAGGAGAAATATCAACAGCACTATCATTTGCATCAGGACCAATAATCATACTTGGTAGGGCCCCATTTTTTATAAGACCATAAGCAGTTGTTGATGCTTGATTGTCGGATGCTACCTCTCGTAATACTGATACGACAGGACTTCTACCTAATCTAATGTCAGTTGTATCTCTTCCAAAGCGCCAATGAATAAGGTCTTCTTTTTCTATTTTATATTCTTGACCTGTAACTGTGTAAATATAATATTGAACTGCTACTCTACTATCTCCAACAGGTCTAACCATATCAGCAGGTAAATATTCTAACGCTATAACACTACTTCCAATGCCTCTAATCTTGCGTAAATAAGCATTGCCAAGAAGTAAATAATCTTGAATGTAGTTGCCCCATACAATAGATGGAGGTACATTGCCATTCATTGGGTCTCTCAAAAGTTCTATAATATCATTTACTTGTATTTCTTTTTGCCCAGATGTTTTATTAGCAACCTCAAAAGAAACCTGGGAAAAGTTAGTAAGATACCAGCGAGAACAAATAGCAATAATAGAGTTTAAAGATAAATCTCCTGCTTCTGCTACCCAATCTTTTTTTGATGATGGTAGTTTCTTTTGTAATAAAGCAAGTAAATCTCCATTGCCTCTACCAGTTATTCCACCAGCATACATTGCATAGTTGTTTGGTGGTGGTAGTTGCTCTTTATTATTTGCTGATGTAAGTTTTAAGAAATCAAAAAATCCCATTAATGTTATCCTCGTAGGTTGCTTTTTTATTTTATCGTTAGCACTAATATGCCATAAACTTTTTCAGAATAAATAGTTGAGAGAAAGCATCTGACATTGCATCTACTTGGTCATCGTGTTTGCCAAGAGGAAATGTTCGTAGTTCTTCTATAAACTCTCTATTCCAGGCCCCTTTTACTACATAAACATTACCAGCATTTATTTGAGATGCTATACCTTCTGCTCTTATTTCTTTCTTTCCAGTAGGTTTTATTTTTGTAATGTTATATCCTGCTAATACTCTAAATAAATATTGTGCTTGAAACTTACCTGCTGCTCCTGGGTCTTCTGGGATTGTAATGTTTATTCTACCATCTAAATCAGCGGTATTTTTAATGTATTTATCTCTAACATCAGGAGACCATTGACCTCTTACAACATCGAGGATATAAATATTTTTATCTTTATCTATACCCATTTTAACTCCTGCGCTAAAATCCCCATCATCTTCTGTGGCTGCTAAATCCCAACTTCTAACTATTTTTGTAAGATTATTTGGTTCAGCATCAATAAAGTTAAGGTTATTTATTTTAATAAATGAGCCCTCTTTTGGTGTAGGATTTACTTGATAAAGAGATTGGAAAGCATAGTCTCCAATAACCTTTTTTATGCGCAATAAATCATCAATATTGTATCTTTCTGGCCATAATGCTTCTCCAATACTTCTACCAATAGCATCATTTTCATCATTACAAATAGCAGGTAAATCTAATATATGCCATTTATCTGGTTCTGCTTCTACTGCTCTTACTGATAAATCATCTTCATTCCAAGGGGTCATAGTAATCAATACTTTTCCACCTGGCTCTAATCTTGTTAATAAATCAGAAGTATACCAATCCCATACATTTTCTCTGTATGTTTTACTTTCTGCTTGTTCTCTATTTGCTACTGGGTCATCTATGCATAAGACTGAAAATCCCTGGCCTGTTGGGGCATTGCCAGTCCCTCTTGCCATACATACTCCACCTTCTAATGTTTGCCATTCATCAGCAGCAGTTTTGTTTCTATCTATGTGGTTTCTGCTTTGATAAATGTTTCTTGACATTCTACTAAAACGTCTTGCCATTCTTTCATTATAAGAAGTAATCAAAACATTATCTTCTGGGTTCATTTCCATCATATACGCAGCAAGTCTAATAGTAGATGATTGTGTTTTACTATGTCTTGGGGGCATTTTAATCAATAATCTGTCAAACTTACCATCAATGAAATCCTGTATTGTTTCTGCTATTTTTATAATATGTGGTGGTAAAGTCCAGGTTTTTGGGTATGTTTTAGTAAGAAAATCTAAATATGATGGCTGTTCATTTTGAATACTACTATTTTGGGTCTGGATTGTTTGCTGCTTCCAAAAGTTGAACCGACCAGTTTGCAAGTTGCTGATGGAGATCGGCAATCTGTCCTGCGCTTTGCGTCCTAATGTATCTTTCATCTTGACCTACTTTTGCTATTGTTTCTATCGCTTTTAAATGTTCTTTCAACGATGTAATGAGCAAATCCTCTATTCTATCCACAGCATTTTCTGGTAATAATGCTTTTTGGTCATCATCTAACTCTTGTTTTATTTTAGATACAGCACCAGAAGAAATACCGTGCTTTCTACTCATTTCATTAACACCTATACCCAATAATAAACCAGAAATAATGTCTGCTTTTATTTCTTGTGTAATCTTCTTGTATGCTCTTGTTTTGCTTTCCATAATAGATACCTCATTGTATTTTAGCGATAATAGTAAAAAAAGAACCCCAGAGGAGAATACTGGGGTTTTAGTTAGGAGTTGTAGAAATGTCAATGAACTACATATTTATTATACCACATTTACAATAGTTTTACCTGCTCATCCCAAGAGTTTAGATAAATATTTACCATTCCCTCATCAAGAAGCATTTTAACAAACTCAACAGGAGATTGGTTCATATCAAATGCTTCCATCAAATCTTCTATTGTTGCCATATCATTTTCTTGTGTCATAGCAGCAATATTTATCTTTATCATAGGATGTAAACCCTTTTGTTGAATGTTATCTTCTTCCATTGTAAATCCTTATACTAAATACAGTCTATCATTTTCTTCTCGCATATAACAATAATAACCTTCTTCAATCTTATTTATTTTTTTACCTTTAAACTTGTATCCGTGTTTTTCCCAATCTTCTCTGCTTATATAACCAACAATAAGTTTATTCTTTACTATAATCATCTTTACACCAAACACAAAACCAGAATAAACTTGCAATGAGCCACTGTCGTAAATCTCATCAAGTTTTTCTATTTCTATGCTGTGTTTCATTCGCTCATTCCAAGGTATTTACTTATTAGTTCAATACCAGCGTTAGCATCTTTAACTTCGATAAAAAGGGGCCATTTTGAGGTGTTTTTCATTATAATATCCTTCCACTCTTGTTGTTGCTTTGATAACTTACCTTTATCGCTTTTTACTTCAATATAGAGTGCAGAATAAACACCATTGTCAATAGGAACTACTAAATCCCATACACCGCTTTTCATACCCAGTTTTTGTAGCCATTTGATTATTCCAAATCCAGTACCAAAAAAAGAGTTGGGTGGATGGTAAATACATTTTAAAACTTCGTAGTCATTTTCATTTTCTCTAACCCAATCCATAATAGCAATATCGCTTCGCTCCATCTAAATAAAGAAAAAAGCATTATTTATAAAACTGGGATTTTCCTTATTTAGAAAAGGATTAAGTTAAAAAACAATAGAATAAAAAAATAATACTTTGGAGGTATAGAAAAAATGGTTATTGATATTACAGATACTGCTTTACTTTGTTTTGCATTATTTCTTATTTATGAATGTAGATTGTATTTCCTATATAGCAAACTTTTAGATTTAGAAATGAGCATAAAAAACCAATGATTTAGCCACTTTTAGAATAGATTTGACTATTGGGCTATAAAAAATAAAACAGCCCTAAAATACAATGAAATAGCCCTTTTTACAAGAGGGCTTTATTTTTAACTATTCCTCTTATTCCTACAAGTTTAGTCAACATTATTATGTAGTTTATTCCTACTGATTTAGTCAACATAAGAGTTTAAGTTTTTTTCTCATTATACCATTACACGCAATACTATGCTATGTATTATCCTACGAGATTTAAATGCAAGCAATCGTAGAATAATGACAAAGAAGGAAGGATTGCGTTCTATGTAGAATAGTGTATAATAGAGATACAGTAGGAAGTAAGACCAGCGTACACGCTACCAAGCAGGTAAGTTGACAATCCTTACAGAATAGTGTATAATAGGTGTAGATGACCCCCAAGTGCTAAATCTACTGGGAGCGCAGGCTCCC